TCGCTGGGGCGTGCGCTGGGGCGTTGGCTACTTCTTGGAGAAGAAGTTCATCACCGGCACCACTTCAATGAGCTTCTGCAACTTCTTCTTCAAACTTAACGCCGCTCGGTTCAGCCCACTCACCACCAAGTACCGCGTTGCATCCATCAAGTGGTCGTTCTCCTTCACCACTCTGCCCTTGTCGTCCCGCCGGTACAACCGGAACTCAGCCACCCAGTTCGTCATGCTTTTAAAGACCTTGAGCCTCCCCGTGGACATTCGCTGCCACACATCGTAAATCCCCGTCTCAACCGCGTTGTTCGCCACCGTCAAGTCCAAGCCCATCTGCCGGTACCGCACAAAAAGCTGCTGCCCGTCTACCTGCGTTCTCCCACGGCTCGCAGGGTCAATGACCCCAGGGATACCGCGCCCACGCGCATTTATCGCCTCCGCGTGAATCGCCGGCTCCGCCTGCCCACGATAATGCTCCGAGTACAAATACAACGTGTCGCTCTGCTGGTCGATGGCTCCAAACACCGCCGCTGTCTTGTTCCAGCCCACATCCATCCCAAACACCCGAGGCCAATGCACCGGTACTTCAAAGTCAGGTACCACAATCTCACTCTCCGGTACCGGATATATCGCCCCTGCCCCCAACTGCGGCACGCCCTTCGACCGTGCGTCCCTCTGAAAAGGCGGGATGCTCGACCACAAGTCCTCCTTCTGCTTCTGGCTCAAGTGCGGTACGTCGTCCCACGTTGCCATCCCCACGAACTTCGTCCCCTCCGCTCTCTCACACACCTCACCGTCCCTCAAGAACGCCATCACCGTCTCGCTCATGCCGAGCAGCGGCGTAAACGTCAGCATCACCATACCGTCGTTCGTCATCGTCCGCAGCAACGACTCGGTGTAGATGTCCAACGGCGGCTCCTCGTCCAGCCAGATGATGTCCTGCTCTGTCCCTTGGAAACTCTCACGCCGCTGGTCGTAACTCTTGAGCGTTAACCGCGACTCGCCGCCAGAGGCGTGCCGGACGATGATGATCTCTACCGCGTCAGCGATGCCTGCCTTCGCGCTCGTCCTCAAGATGTCCTCCTTCGGGATGAGACCGGTGCCGTGAGCGCCCGCAGGGCCCAGCAGCTTCGTCTGCAAGATGTCCCGTGAGGTCTTACCGGTGTCCCCTGCCGCCCACGCCGAGATCGGGCGGTCGAACCGGCGCCCCGTCCACCATGAGGGGTACCGGCCCGTGAGGTGTACCGCCATCTCGAAACCGCCGATGCCCTCGGTCTTCCCGACGCGGTTCGCGGCCATCATCAGGCGCTCCTTGTACCGCGCCCCCGCCTCGAAGAAGGCTAGGTGCTTCTTGTAAAGCTCCCGCCGCAGGGGGCCAGTGTCGGGGTAGTAACCGAGCAACCGGCGCTCGCGCTTGCGCCTCTGGAGCTCCTCCAAACACAAGACGAGTTCTGCCTTCTCTTCTGGACTGAGTTCTTTCACGGGTTAATAGCGAGATTCGCGGAGACGCCGCCGTTTCCGCTGAAAGTTCCCCACCCCCCTCGGGGGGTTTCTAGTGTTTACCTCGTCCAGCATTAGAATCAATAAGCTTTCCCTATTACGGAATACAATAACAGACATGGATAGTTCTTTTGACGCTATGCGTTTGCCTTAACCTCTTCAGCATCAACGGCTTGCCAAGAATCGACTGTTGACGTGGATAAATCTCCAGCCTGAATCATCGCAGCAACCCGCTTTTGAAGGTCGGAATCCGACAATACCGCAACCTCTTGCGCTTCCTTTTGGCCAAATGGAGACGGCTTGGGAACCACCTTTGCCAGGAGTGAGCAGTAGGTTCGCGGATCATTTCGGGCAACCTCTTCCAGATAACGAGAACCACCTACCGCTTCAAAGGAAGTCAGTATGGCTTCTTTGAGTATCGCGCCAACTTTGCCAACAGAACCAATCGGACGAGCCATTTCGAGCGAGTTTTTTACCTAGAGAGAGTCTGATTCAAGATTCCCTTTCCATTCAGTGCGCACTTTTTGCGCATTTCGCACTTGCCACCCCTCCCCACTTGCGCCAACCTTGCACCAAGTTGGCAGTGAGCCAACGCAACCAAAAACCCATAAACCTATGAAACTCAGCACCAAGCAACAGATCCAAACCATCGCATCCATCATGCGCACCATTGACCCAACAATCACCGCACTGCAGGCCATCAGCACTGCCCGTTACGTGTTAAATCACCGATTCGGAGGAGATTACACAAAAGCACTCGAACACGCTCATGACCCCTATTTGGTTAATGGCATCATCTGCTGGTAACACCCTAACCAAGCTAAACCCATGAAACTCAGCACCTTCCTACTCACCATGCTCACCCTCATCAACCTCGACATCCTCGCCCTTGCTATGCTCCCCCTCACAACACACGAAGCCATAGCGGTTTCCGTTGTTTGCCTTGGAACCATGCTTGCCACAATCAAAACCGCATTTGCAGCATAAACCCCTCTCCCTCAACCCATAACCAAACCAAACAAAATGAAAGCGACACTGACAACCGAACAAGCAATTCAACTTCTACTCGCAGACCCCTACCGGAAATGGACTTACAATGGAGCGAGAGCCATCGTCGAATACCTAGAAGAAGGAGAAAGTGACTGCGATGAAGAGTGGGAATTCGACGTGACTCAAATCAGGTGCGAATGGTGCGAGTATCCAACCGCATTGGCAGCTGTACAGGACAACTACAAAAACTGGGAATGGACAAAAACTTACGACTTGGAAGGAGAAGAAGAAACCGCAGAGAAAGAGCGCTGCGCGATGGAGTTTCTTTGCAGAAGAGACCCCGTTATCGCGTTTGAAGGTGGCGTGCTCGTGGCGAACTCCTAAACCCAACCCTCTCAACCCTTTAACACTACCCAAACAAAATGAACCTACTCGGTATTTCATCAGCCAAAACCCGCAAAGGAGAAGCCTTAAACTACCTCACGGGAATCCTGTACCTCTCACCCTCAACCCTTTCTGGCGTTGGGAACGTTTGCCCTTGGGCCGGTACGTGCAAGGAAGCTTGCCTAAACAGCGCCGGCCGCGGCGCTTTCAACTCTGTTCAGGCAGCCAGAGTGAAGAAAACCCGCTTTTTCTTCTCAAACCGTGACGCATTCATGGAGACCCTGTTCGAAGATTGCAAGGCATTGATTGCCAAAGCCAAACGCCTTTCCATGCTTCCTTGTATCAGATTGAACGGCACCTCTGATTTAGCGTTTCACCGTTTAATCGTACCCTCTCAAGGTAAAACACTTATGGAATGTTTCCCAGACGTTCCGTTTTACGACTACACCAAAAGCGTGAAGAAAGCTTTAGACAACGCACGCGGCCTTCACGCTCCCAACTACCACGTTACGTTCTCTCGAGACTCAGCAGCCAACGAATCCGAATGCGAACAGGTTCTGCGGGCAGGCGGGAATGTCTCGGTGGTGTTCCGTGACACCCTTCCCGCAGTCTGGAAACACCGCCCCGTCCTTAACGGCGATGTGACGGATCTTCGTTTCTTGGACCGCCGTGCAAAGGCAGGCCGTTCCGGTTACGTTGTCGGATTAAAGGCGAAGGGAAAGGCCAAGCGCGACACATCCGGTTTCGTCGTCGACTCAGCAAACTAACCAACCCAAACCCAAACCCAAACCATGCAAACCCGAACCCAAACCAAAACAAAAATGAACCATTACACAATCAAACTCGGGAATCAGTCTCAGGGAATCATGCGAGCCAAAAACGCGCAAAACGCGTTGGTCAACTGGCTCCGCCTGTTATCGGCCACGCACCACATACCCCGTGGATCGTACGCGTCAGCCAGATACAAAACCTCAACCTGCACCGACTCCTACGCGGTCGTGTACCTCTGGCAGGACTATTTTCAGGTGCCTGTGTTCGCAACAGCGAGAGAAACAGCCAACCCTAATCGCTAATCCATGCAAACCTTCCATTTATACGTCAACACGCCAACCGGCGCTTACCTTGGTACGATACAAGCCCCAACCCTAGAGTTGGCACAGACCGCAGCCGACAAGGCATTCATCCTGCCTTGCAAGGTTCGGACCGCTCCCCCTCCCCCCGTCGACGCATGGCGGGTTGGCTCTGACGGTCGTTTGTACCGACACTGAGCCCAACCCCTTCCCTATCCTCTGGCCGCGTCCTTCACTGGATGCGGCTTTTTTCATGCCTTCTCCTATCCCGCTCCCTCTCGCCCCTTCACGCTCTTCTCGCCCCTCGTCCGCTATCACCACCTTCCTCTCTTCCTTCCTCGCGTTCTCACCCCGTTTCTGTTCGTTCTGACGCCATGTTTCTTCCCTCTCCTCTGTACACGTTCACCTTTCCGCCCATAAATCCAACCTAGCAATCCCAACCTTAGCGGATCCGTTACGCTCCTGAACCCCTCTGAAACCCTGATTTTCCACCTGAAACCGTTTTCCAATTTCCTCCCTCTCCAAAAACTTTTCACGAATTCGAAAATCTCCCCAACCGTTTCGATTTCCCAACGTTAATCCGGTTTTTCCGCCACAAACCCAACCCCTTTCGCAAACTTTTCGCAACTTTCCCTTAAAGTCTTCCGTCGGAGCCGCCGACAAAACCAAGACAACCCCAAACCAAACAAAACCATGCAAACCCAAACAAAACCAACCCCCCGACTGAACAAATACCCTGCCGACTGCGTCGGCTGCGGGTGCCGTGTATTGGCGCAGAGCGGAACGCTCACGCGTTTGCGTACTGGCTGGGCCGTTCAGTGTGCTGACTGCGTTGACCGGTGTGGTGACGCGCCCAGTGAGTCTGCCGCTGAAGCCCTCGCGTGGTCTGCTGGCAACGGTGTGTCGTATGGCGTTGCCTTTGGTTCGGCTCGGTTTATCCGCAACCGCCGGGGGCGCTGCGAGGACGCCCCGTGCTGCGGATGCTGCACGATTTAACCAACCCAAACCCAAACCAAACCCCCCAGCCGAGCCGTCCCCCGTGGACGGCTTTTCTTTTGCCTTCTGGCGTGGTCTATCGCCCCCGTGCGCTGACCGCCCTTCTCGGTGCCTTTACGTGCGTTTGCGTACGTTTGCGTACGTTTGCGGCGTGCGTTGCCAACCGCTGACGCGGCGTTGTGTGCGCGGTGCGCGATGCCTGGGCTTACCGGTGCGGCGCTGCCTAGCTCCTGGGCGCCGTCGCCCCCTACCCCCCCGCTGCGTTGCGGTTTTCCGTCTGGAATCGTTTTCCGGTTTTGTGGGTTTCTGGAATTTTTTCACGATTTCCAAAATCCCGTTGAGCATTTCGGTTTTGGAAAGCTAATCCGGTTTAGCCCAAGACCGCCTCTGATACATCCTCCAGCCTCCTCAGCGCGGCTTGCTCTGCGCGTGTGTCGCCCTTGGCGCGTGCTGACAGCAGCCTGCTTAAGGCGTCGACTTGGGCTACGCCGTCGGACAGTGAGGTTTGGTGACGCTGAACATCCTGCGGTAGGTTTTCTCCTGTATAACATCCGACGTCCTCAGGCCTACCAACAGAGTAAAACACCGGTGTTGCCGGTGTTTCTTGTCTGCGTTTTGGGGACGTGCTCACAAACCGAACTCCTCGGCCATGGTCACGCGCACCACAATGGGTACGCTCGCCTGCATATACCGGTCTGCGTCCAACAACACCCCCTTGTCCCCGCCCCTCCAATCCAAGTCCGCCATCACCCGCACCATAAGACGCTCACGCAAATCGCTCACCACCTCGCTGCCCTGCACAACCAAATCCTCCGCTTCCCTAAGCTTCCCACGAAGCTCCTCCGTGAGCCCTCGCTCCAAGTCCAGGCGCTTCTCCATCTTCTCCAGCGCACGCATCAGATTCCTGATGATGTCCTCTGGCTCCATGACCGGTAGCCCCGTATCGTGGATACCGGCGATGTAGTCGTTCTGTTCGTTGTCGTTATTTGGTGTGACCATGGCTTGTTGTTGGTTTGGTTTTGGTTGGTTTGGTTGCTGCTGAAAACTTCTTCCCGACTTTGCGGCACTCCGCCCCGCAGAAGCGGTGACCGTTGTTGATCTTCCGGAACACCGTGCCGCAGTTATCACACGCATAATCCGCCAGCGGTTTGCCCCGCAGACCACGCGAAACAAACCACACCCGCACGCTTTCGATGTTGGCCTTGCGCGAACACTCCTAGCTGCACCGCAAATGCACCGAGCAGTTCTTCAT